AAGAAACCAGTAGCCCAAGGCATATAGCCCTTGCGGATACTGACATTCGTCGGGTTTGGAAACCAGTTCTCTAAAACGACCGCATCTGTTTGGGGCATCTCCGCCAATGAGTCGCGGGCATTCAACCCACCTACAGGGGCCGGGAACGAAGCTGTCTGGGCTGTTTGTCTTCCACGCATCAGACCCCCCAGCTACCAGCAGGGAGAATCACAACAGGCGGAATATCATTGAACGAGTCACCCATGTCTAACATCGGCTTGGGAGTCTCACGCCCGACGAAATCAGAAACGCGGCGTAGGTACTTCTCAAGGTCAGCCGAGTAATCCAGTCCCTTGGCCTGTCGGAAACGCCAAATCAATCCCATCACCATCACCGACTCATCGAGAAGGGAGGTCTGGGCGTCATCGGTGAATGTGTCAGTGCCGCCGCTTGTCCAATTCTTGGTGATGTACTCGAAATAGCAGGACTGCCCAGCTGGTGGAATGGGCAGGAACTTTATCTGGTCGTTGACGACCCGAAACTGATTCCATGGTCCTTGCAGATACATGGCCTTCTGCTGCTGCCAGGTCTGAGCCACCAATGGACCAAACACCGGCATGCGCAGGGATCTATTCCAAATGGTGTCATTTACGATGAACTTGCAGCCCGGGGCAATTGTCGACAACGGCCCTTGGACCTCTGCAGCCACCGTGTTAAACGAAGCCTCCACCGTCAAAGACTGCCAGTTCGTCGCCTCTGCAAGAGTCTGCCCCTCTTCGTTAAGCAAAGCCAGAAGTTGCCTGATCTGAGGATCAACGCTTGTCACAACAGCAGTCGGGGAGTTCAACCCCAACCGTGCGGTAACCGTCTGGACGATGCTTAAACAGGTCATTATTCAGTCTCGACTAGGGGTTGAGCTTTAGGCCGTCCTGGACCGCGCTTTTCTGGTGCGGCCTCATTGTTGGCGGCAATGAGTTGCTGCATTTGGGCTTCCATTTGCTCCAGGCGAACACGCAAAGCATTGTTTTCCTCGGCCAGATGGTTGGCGCCCTGGCTGGCCAGAAGTTGTGTAGCCTTGTCCTTCAGTGCGCGGGCACCAATGCCGATGTTTCGCAGGCCTTCTTCGTTGCAGGTTGACAGATCTTCCAGGCTGTAGATCCGGGCGTTTTCCACCTGGGCAATCTCGGCCTTAGTGAATGCCAGGATGGCCCGGATCGGCGTGCCAGATACAGCCAGCTCTTCACCGGCCTTGAAGCGCGCCAGTTGTTCGCTGAAGTGCTTGTGCCAGGTTTGATATTCGTTGGCCGCTGAATCGAACGGTCCACGGGTTGTTCCCTTTTCCAAAAGGCTGGCAATCCACTCGTCAGCATCTTTGACGAGTTCATCCTTGCCACCTGATGGCGTGATATAGGCCATGTATTTGTTTTTGAACTGGATATGGCCGTCAGCGTCTTTGAACTGCATGGCTTCACACGAAAAACGAACCCAAGGGAGTTTCGGCTGTTGAATCATGGTGATGATTTCCTAATAAGGCTATTTGGTGCACTCGGGGTGAATGCACTAAACAGCCCCCTGATTTTACTCAGGAGGCCATTGATTAGGCGCCTACAAGAGCAGCAATCAGAGTGCCGCTGAAATAGACGATATAGACCGATTTCGTCGTCGGGATGGACACAGAGGCACCGCCATTGATTGTTGCACCGGTAGGCGCATAGACCAATAGCGCGTTGGCGCCCGAGTTCATCACAAAGACTTCATCGCCTGGACTGCCTGGAGGCAGAAGCACGCCGGTACTGGCTGCGGTGGTGGCAACTTGGTTGTTCGCGGCAGGCAACGGGAGTGCCGTCCCCTGCGTTGAGCCAGTCGCCACCAAGCCGGTAGCCGTATCCCCGTTAATAGCCTGCGACGCAACGGCAGAGAGGCCAGAGGTCGCGAGTTTTCCGAGTTGGTTAGGCATGATGTTGTCCGATCAAGTGATCGCGCCTTGAGCGAAGATTCGCTGGCCGGTGACCACGTTGTAGAACACAGCACCGTTGTTGTAGGTGCCAGTCGCCGAAATGCTACCGGTTGCCGTCGCGGCGTTGCTCATGGTGATGAGCGTGCCCGATGCGTCAATTGCGCTGATGGTCGTAGCGGCTGGAATGCCCAGGCCGGACAGGAACACGCCCACGAACCAGCCATCAGAGTTCGGGACTCGAAGCATGCTGGAACCTGCCATGGTGTTGCTGTTTGCCTTCACAACGGTGGTCGTAGCGGGGGCTTGAACGCGAGCGTTCAGAACCTGCTTACCAGCGCTGTTTGCACCCAACTGACCAGCAGCAGTGATGCCGGTGGCCGTGTTCGCCGCCACGCTGGCCGATGCCGACACCGGAAAGGTGCCAGACACAAAGAACCATGCGTATTGATCGAAACCAGCATTCAGTGGCACTGCATTCACCGCGACTGCAAGGGGCTGGCCCAAGTTGGCCGTGTTTGGCGCAATCGCGTAGGTGAAGGTGTTGTTGTAGATCGCCACACCACCGACTGGAATAGCCGTGGTGTTGGCGGGTACACGCAAGCGGATCACTTCGCCACCGCCCCAATAGGGGTCCAGAGGCGTCACGATGGTGCCTGGAGTTGTCGTCGGAACATAGCCCGACGCAGATTGAGCAACTTCCACAGAAGTGCTGAAATTACCGATGGGCTGGTGGCCCAGGGTAGGGGTCAAGGTTGCAGCAGTCATTTTGTTTCCTTTAGTTCTTGCAACGCCCTATCAGGACTTGACCGTACCTTGAAGGAATCGGGCCGAGCAGACGAGGTTGCCTTGGAACAAGACGGGTATCACCACGGCATCTTGGTTGACGCTGCGCAACTCATCCATCATGGTCATATTGGCGTCTTGGTGAGCGACCAGTTCCAAGTAGTCCGTGTTGATGAAGTAGGCGTGTTGCGATGGGATGCCGCCCGACGAGTCAAAGAACACATCAGCGGTCTTGTACTTCATCGAGATCATGCCGCCCTTGCCGTCATCGGCGGGAGCGTAGCGCTTCAGGCTGGTTTGGCTCTGTTCGTAGAATTGGAACAGGTCATCGGACATGACGATCATGTCAGGCATGTCCACACCACGGGTCAGCTTGAGCCAGGTAGCCAGCATCATGCCTTCAATGGTGGATGCGCTGAACGTGATCGCGCCACCGCCTTGGATCGGAGCAGCAGCCGAGTTCACCACGTTTTGCCAGAATGGGAAGGTAGCGGCGTTGATGCCACCAACAGTACCCAAGCCGGTATCGGCGATGATCGATTGCAGGCCACCGATTTGGTTGGCTGCAGAGCCGTCGGAGTAAATGTCCACCGAGAGGCCGTTGGCCATCGAACGCTGGGCGTTCTTCAGCTTGGCTTTGGTGAAATTCACGATGCGATTAGCGCCGGAGTTGGTGCGGATTTCCAGACCCGAGGCCGCGACGTTCACCGCGACTTGGCGCCATGGGTATTCAGCAGCCGTCAGCACGTCCACGGCGTTGACGTTCAGCACGTCGAAGCCGGAGTAGCGCTGATAGGTCGAGTTCGCTTGGTAGTCGAGAGGTTGAACAATGGTCAAGCCACCGTCTTCCAAACGAATACGGCCTTTTTCCGTCAACCGGCGAAACAAGGCATTGTGCTTTGAAACGTTGTCGGCGACTTCTTTGGAGTGGTTACGGTAAGTGGTCGAAGCAAGCTCAGACCACGCGGTAACGATGCTTTGGATACCTGCGGGCATGTTATTTCCTTGTGTGGTTTACGCTAGACCCAGCTTTTGGGCGTTTGCGCGAATGGTGTCTTCCATCGAACCTTGATTGCCTTGGACCGCCACAACTCCACGGGGAGTGCGGTTGGGTGCTGCGGCTTTCTTGGCCTCGGTGGCTTTTCTTAGAGCTTCTGCTCGGGCTTGTTCTTGGCGTTGAGCCTCCATCGCTGCACGGGCGGTGGGGTTTGCCGCGACTGCAATGTCATAAGCCTTCTGCAATTTCTCGGCCGGGGTCGCATTGGGGTACTGTTGGTTGATTTGGGGAATCAACGCAAAAACCTCGTTTGACACGGTGTTGAAATGCTCTTTCCCTTCGCTGAACTTGACGACTTCGCTGGTGAGCGTGTCTAGTTGGCTCTGGGCTTGCTGTGCGCGCTCTCGTTTCTGTTGAGACTCGATAGCGTGCAATTGTTGACTCTGGTGTAGGAGCTGCTGTTGAAGCGGTCCTACTTGAGAGACTTCCTCGATGGGCACATTGAATTGTCGCGTCAATTGCGCGATCAATGCGGCCTTCTCTTGTGGCTGACCGGTGCGGAGAATGTGGTCCATCCCCAGAAGGGTCGAAATAGCTTGTTCTGGCGTGGCCTGGACTTGTGCCAGGGTCTCGCGGTAAGGGGCAAACGCCGATTCCAGGCGGTCAGCAGCTTCAGCGCGTTCACGATAGCGCGAGATGCCGCGTTCGTAGTCTTGGTCGCGGGCGTTCCATGCGGCCTGAATCTCAGGATCAAGTTTTCCCCAATGCTTCTCAGCCAGTTCCTTGCGCAGAGACTTTGGGGACTCGACGGCTTGCACTTCTGGGGCAGCTGGCTCGGCTTCTGTTGGCGTTTCGGCAACCGGTTCAATGACGCCCTCGCGCTGGTCCACGCCGATTTGAGCCTTGGCAAACTTGCCAGATTGATCACGCGGGCGTGTCTCAGACTTTTCCGTCTTGACTTCCTCGCCGGTATTCGCGTCGAATGTTCCTGGGTCTTCCTTCACTTCAGGCGTAGAAACCTCGCGGATTTCATTCCATGAGGCCAGGATTGAATCGTTGGCGTGGTCGAGGGTGGTGTTTTCAGTATCCATGGTGATGGGTCCTGTTTAGTTTTCGGAAAGGGTTCGGCGGCTTTGTTCGCTGATTTGCGCCCAAGATTGGTTAACCACGCGGTCTAATTGCTGCTCTTGACGTTGCGCCTCATATCCGCGCTGACGTGAGGCCTCTTGGCGCTCTTGCTGCATGCCCTCCCATGGGCGACAACCGGAACGGGCCAAATCCTCACGACGAGCCACGCGGCCATCAATCCATTTGCCATCAATTGGAGATTGATAAGACGGCAGATCACCGATGATTAGCGGTCCGCGTGGTGCATGGACATAATCCGGTGTAACTTCATAGGGTTCCCCATTTTGGGGGTAAATCCATCTACGTCGCGTCATTAATCCCTCACAGCATTATCTGATGCAGATTCTTGCGCGGATGTTATCACGCTCTGAGCATTAACTTGGGCTACGTCCAGCTTGGTTTGCTCTTGGGTTTTGATTTTCCAAGCCTCGAATTCACGCTGGCGCTCATTATCTGCATTTTGGAATTGCTCACGCATTTGAGCCAATTGGGCTTCCAAATCAATCTTCTGGCTGTGCTGGGCGGCTTCGGCCTGTTGGCGCAATAGATCAGTTTGCTGCTGATACTTCGCTTCAATCTCGGCGATCTGTGCTTTATTGGCCGCTTGCATCTGAGCCACTTGGGCGACAGACTGCGCCTTAATCTCGGCTTGCTGGGTGGCTGCTTGGGCCTTGGCTTGTTCTGGATCGCCTTGGCCTTGAGGCGCCTGGATCTTATCCAATGCGTCTTCCACCGCGCTACCCATCTTCGAGCGGCGGGCGATGGTCATCACAATCTCTTTGACTGCCTCAATTGGGAATGCACCCATTTGAACCGCAGGCCCAACACCTTGGATGAACTGCACAACATCGGTTAGAACCTGGCCAAGCCCTTGCATATCCTCATTCATCGTCGCTGAAACCATCGAATCGGTTTCAACATCAATCTTGAACATGCGGGTGGCGTCATCGCGCATCACCTGCATGACTTGTTCGAGCGAGATTGGACGCGGCGGCAATTGCTGCGGGTCGGGCTGCTGACCAGATATAGCCATCTTTTGCAATAGCTCGGCCTTCTGCGTCTCAATCTCTTGATTGGTTGGAATCGGCATCTGTGCCATCTGGGTGAGCGTCTCGGGCTGGAACTTGCCCGCGATGAGTTCGGCCATCAGGCGCATCACGTCACGTGCATAGCGCTCCACCCGCATCTTGAGACCACTGATACGCTGGTTGCCGAAGTCGGCTTTCAGCTTCTGCGCTCCAAGCGTTTCGTTGGGGTCCGTAGCCCCCCGGCGCACATCGGCAATGCCCGATAGCTCGTAGATCACAGCCTTGGAGGCTTCGCGCTGCTCATAAAGCACTTGCAATACCTTTGCGGCTTGCTCAATGGGCATCCAGTAGATAGCCTTATCCAGACCGCCCTTTTCTTGATATGCAGCCAAAGACGAGAGGTTTTGAGCCGGAATCAGCTTGTTATCATCGGCCCGCATCAGTTCACTGAACTCAGCCAGGGTCGAATCGTAGATGCCCCGAACCTTCAGAGCGTCCACGATACGGTTAATCCGCGACGAAACCCGATCAAGTTCGTCGGCTTGCTCGCGGTACTGCTCAAACAACGAGGTAGGGATCAGGCTGGAACTGTCGTCAATCGCATAGAGCGGCTCTGGACTCGGGAAGAAGTCCATCAGCTTCAATGGATCGTCCAGCGTCTTCAGGGCCTTCTTGGTGTAGCCCGCAGAGATATAGCGGACCTTGCGATCCTCTTTGCACCAGAACTCCCAGACCTCACCCGTGCCAAATACGGTCTTCAGGTGCTCGTCTTTGTCGATCGACTCATCCTGGCACTTGTCGAGCGTGATTTCTCGGGCAACATCTGGCCCAGCCAAGTCTTCAATCTCATCGCGGGTCATTCGGTGGCGATAGGCTACCCATTGCACCTCAGCCCAGCATTTGCCCGGGCCGCGCCGGAAGTCATCCCATTGGACGTGCTCAATCTCGCACTGCTCCCATGCCAGAACATCGCCATAGCCATCGGCTGTAACATCACTCACAGCTCCGAGTTCAGCCGTCTCTGATACCTCCTGCCCCATCTCTGGCGAACCGTCCACGGGCTGTGCAATGGGCTCAGATGGCGCGAACTCTGGGACATACTTAACCCGAGAAACGCCACGGCCTGGCAGGATCGAATCCAGCACAACCGATTTCATCGAACCCGAGAAGCGCTCTGTGTCGGTTTGGAACTCTAGGCAGCGCTCCAACATCTGGGAGACGATCTTGCCAACCGGGTCTTCATCACGAAAGCGTCGGCGCACATCAGGGGAAGGCGGCGTATTGAACAGTGCAGGTGCTAGGGTCTCCGTATTGGACCAGAGGATATTAAAGCTGTTCTTGCGGCGGCGCGTGCCACGGTAGCGGTCCCAAATCTTCTCGCCTACCTCACGCCAATCCTTCTCTGTCTTGCTGGACAAGTCCAACTCTTTCAACCAGCGGCGGACCTCGGCGGCTGGT